ACGGCCCGTTTCTTGCCCGTTCCACTCACCTTTCACTCTCTCTACAGCCGGACGCTCTTCCTCTGAGCTATGAGGGGAATTGAATATTAAAAGAGGACAGGTTTTATGTTTTTATTTAATCTCCTATCCTCTGTCGTCGGGTGTTTGGTACCAACACCATGTCTTAGGTGGTGATTCTATGACATTGATTAATTATGTGAAGAGGGTATATATATCTATCCCTATGTTTATTGTTAATGCTAGTATGCACATAATAATTAAGCCCAGTCCTGCGATTTCTCCTATTTGCCATAACTTGGTGCCGATGGTGATTAAATCCATTTAAATCACCCCATCTAAAATCGCAGCTATGGCTACTAAGCCTAATGCTATTATTAAAAAAGTTATCTGTTTGTCTTTTGCTCTATCACTCATTTATACCCTCTCCTTTTTTCTTTTGTGGGGGTTGGAGTCGGGTGGGGGAAATATTATATTTAATATTAACTTTGATTCGGATTGAATCTGTTTTTTGATTGAATCTGTATCCCGACTCCATACCAACCTTGGTTTTTGAAGCTTATATACTTTTCGGTTATTGGTGTTTTCTGCGGTAGGCAATGGCTGCAAATGCCGGAAGAAATTTTGCAGAAAAATTCTGAGCATTCTCCGTATGTTATAAGTCCATCGTTAGGTGGTGAGTCTTTGGTTTGAAAATGATTTTTGAAAAGTGCAATTCTGAAAAAAAATGGTTGCAGAAAACAATCTCGCCTTAAAACTTGAAAAATATATATAAGTATATGTATATGTTATTTTTTATATATAGTCTATGATACTTATGTATTAAACATCCTATATAAAGGTTTTCTATTATTTTCTTCAACACACTTTCAATTCGACAACTGTTTGATTTTCCTTACTTTAAAAAAAATTTAGAACCCACATCCACAGGGTTCTGGTCGGTCTCCGAGTCCTTTGCAGATTACTTCGGGTGCGTAGATTTTTTCTACTTCGAAGGTTCCGTCTTTTCGGAAGTGGAGTATTGGGAATCCTGCGGGTTCTGGGTGGAGTCCTAGGTCTTGTGCGTAACTACCAGGGTAATCTAGGAAGTGTCCTGTTAGTATTAGGGATTTTGTGTGTTCCCTGATTACTCTTTGTCTTCCGTTAACTACATCTACATAGTTGTCATAGATTGGTTTGTGTTCTAATCTATGCACGTGACCCATGGCGAAGATGTTAGCTTTTTTGTACTTCTCACTCATTTTACTGGTGCTGTTTATCTTAGTATGTGGTAATTTAGCACCACTTGACCCATGTGTAGTTATCATTTTCCACGTGTAATCTCCAACAGTTATTGTATGTTGGAGGAAGCTGTTAGCATAAGGCACATCTAAGAACTCACATAAATTTACGAGTTCGGTCATGCCAGTATCCTTACCACGTTTATCATGATTTCCATCATGAAGGGCAGTACATCGTTTCCTAATAGGCTTCGCCTGTTGTTTGAAATACCTTTTCTGAAGGTCTGGGGTCATGGTTTGCTCGTAGACTCCTATTCCTATACTATTTTTTGTAGCATATTCCAGGTAATCTCCCATCCCACACCATGGTATCCTATATCGTTTGAGATAATCGAACATCCATTCGGTGAAATCTTTCAACCATGTTAGACCGGCGATATGAATATCCCCAATCAATGCATAGCGTAAATCCTTCTGAGAGTCAATATAAACCTCTTCAGTAATATCCATACCTTTTCCTAAGTCTAACACATCTTAACCTCCTTATGGGATGAAATTCCCTTCGTAATGTAAGAAAACATATCCATTGTTACATATAAGCTCATCAATGGATTTACCTTTAGCCCATCCAGCTATATCTGCTTTTACACCATTAACTAAGCCTATATAGTGCCCGTACCATACTCCATCAAGACAACGAACTTGGCAGTGAACTCCTTGACAGGTTAATCCTAACGCCCTGCACGCTGGAAGCAGAACATCGTTAACTAAATCCGCACAATTACCTTTTCGGCTTGTTACTGTAGTGTATTGGCTCTGTTGCTGGTCATAGTAGTACACATATTTGAAATACTTTGCAATGACATTCCTAATATCTTGTAAAGTGTTTATTGTACCTAATTTACGTAATTCGGCTAGTACCCACACGTCTCCTTCAACTACACCTGGTTTTACAACCTGGTACGTTGGAATAGAACTCCACGTTTTAGGACCAACTATTCCATCAGGAGTATGTCCGGTGACTGATTGGAATGCTTCAACAGCTAATTCAGTTATCCCACCAAACACTCCGTCTACTGTAGCTGTGTAAAATCCGAAATCTTGTAGTTTTTGCTGTAAGAATACAACGCACTGGTTTTGGTTTCCAATGCTTAGAACAACTTTAGAACACCCTTCGAAATCCCTAGGCTCTGTATTAACTGGAACTTCAACTGGGGGTTGCTCAGCTTCAGTAGAAGGTGGATTCACATACACTGCTGGACCTTTAGCATAGTTAATAATCCTCTGAACCATATCTGCAAATTTACTCCCAGAGACATAATCTCCAGTCAAATCTTCTTTTAAGTTTACACTATCAGGTAATCTGTTATTCAACTTCACATAAGCCGAATATCGCTTATACATTTTCCTGAATGTTTCATTTGGGATTAATGTTGTTGTATCTGATATATTTCCCATTTTATTACCTCCATTTTATAAAAAAAATAACCCTATTTATGTTAATCCATAAATAGGTTCATTAATTTGAGTTTTAACATGATTCATCATCTTTTCTTCCGGGCTTAACTCAGGTACTGGTGCTGTTACAACTACTGGCTCCGGTTCGGGTTCTGGCTCCACATATTCTATTAAATATCCCCATGCACCGTTTGCATGTTTATCCGCACCAGTTGTTCCATCGTAATCAGAATCACATATTGCACATGTGATTTCACCCTCATAAGTCCCTTTAGGATTCACTAATAAACAATTAACATGGTCACAATTCGGGCAGTAATCTTCCCAGACATAATAACCACTATATCCTCCATACATCCCTCCAGGTATGAAATACCCTTCAACAGTTCCCGCACTTGACGATGGAACCATTAAGAGAAATAATGCAAGTAATAGTAAAATTCGCTTAATTAAATCAACTCCTTTAAAAAAAGAGTAAAATTACTCTATTAATTTGAAATATACTAGAGTAACAATCTCATACAGGTCAAAGTCATCATAACAATCCTGCATTTCCATCAGCAGTCCATCAAAGTCCCTACATCCAGGGTCATGGTTGATTGTTAAATCTTCCTGCTCAACATCCTGGAATCTCATTACTTTGATTTCAGTCACTTCTGCCACATCTACTGCCTCACCTTCTAAATCATAGAGGTTAATCTTTTCACCCACCAATAATAGTGCGTGTTTAACCCCTCTTCGGCAAGTCATATTCAATCCATCTTTAAATGTAGGTTTTACAAATTCTAATCCTTTAATATTATCAACTCCTTTTTTTTATCTGTATTATATTAGGATTAACACCTATATATAACTATGCTATGTATTTACACCCCAACAGATATAGTAAATCCTTTACTGATTTGAACATTCCCTTTAGCAACCCAGTCAATATTAACCGCCGTTGAAAATTTGGCTAGATTAACATCAACAATCCTTATAACACAAGAATCCTCCGATTTAGACACTATAGATGGTGTGAATAAGTGATTATGGGGGGTTAATTCGAGTACAGGGGGGTCGGTGAATATCACATTAAAATTAATTTTCACATCTGCGGTTGCTGCGCCAGTCCCAGTTATAGTAGCAGTCCCACAATCATCCATACGTATATAATCATTCAAATAAGTCGTATCCACAATCTGCGTATGATAAAACACCGTACCAGGGGTAACTGGGGTGAATTGGATATAATCTAAGTTAACAGTATTAGCAGATAACTGGTCTACAACAACACGATACTCAGATTTGGGATTGAACATGAATATGACAGGTGTTCCAAATTTCTGGGCAGGGATTGGCTTTGAGGCATAAATATCAATAAAATCCCCCCCATTCTCCTGAATACGTACACGTATGTCCTTTTCAACAGTGCTCGTAGAATCCCATAATATATTAATACACTGTATTCCCCCCAATGCTGAAACCGGGAGCACACCAGTATCCAATAAGACCATACCAGGGGTATTCCCCTGGACGGCATTACTATTCTGGTATTTACTATCAATAACTATATTCGCATTCTCCCCTTTATATATTACAGCATCGAACAGCATCGTCCCGTTTGCAGGTAATCCTGTGTTACTCATCTTAACACCTCATATTCATACACAAAATCAGATAAACTCACATTACACGTATAATCCCCTTCAACAGACGTTTTAAACCTAAGAGCTTGGTACTTATCCACACCATCATAACCTAAATTATACACTCCTTTATCCTCTAAACGAACTATGTTAGAAATATATCCTTCACTACTTCCCAATTCTAAACCATAAACATAACCCGGGGTGGGTAAATTATTCCATGGGCGGCTAAACGTTAAAGAAGTAGCATCATCCCCAGGAGTTCCATCAGGAGCTATATTATACTGACTTGCGAATTTCGCCTGACCCATACCATAAAAATAGTAATTATTATAATATGCCGCAACACCTGTAGGAGTCTCCCTACCATTCATTGCAAAATCCCCTGCCGTATTATCAGACTTATAACTCAATCGAAACACACCATCAATATACACATACGTTCTGAACTCAGTTACCTTAAATAGGTACGTGTGGTAATTAGCATCCATTGTAGCAGTATACTCGCTGAGAGTAGCAATTGTAGCCCCTCCCCTCCGTTCCATCACCTGGAATTTATAAGGTGCGGACCAATTCTGGTACCAAATATGATATCCATTAGTTACAATATCTGCCTCACCAGTATCATAAGCCCCATCCCAATGCGTTGCGAACTCCACATTAGACCCAATCTTCCCACTAATAGTCACCTGATAAGGAGGCTTCAATTTCTTAACAGTTCTCAAATAAGCCCGGTCTCCCGTACTAGTATTTGTTATTCTAATTTCCGCCCCAGTCTCAGCTACTGTGGCATTACCATGAGTAACAGCAGTCCAGATACTCGTATTGATACTGTTATCATCAAAGCTGTCTGAAACAGTGGCGGATACTGCCCCAAATGTCAATGGTTGTACTGCCGAATGTCTACATATACAAATGTTATCAAATGTGATGGAAGTGTCTCTATTTCCCCCCATACCATAATGCCCGACCCGTATGTGGTTAGTGTAATCCGCGTCGATGTATAATACATTGTTTATCCAAACACGCATATTAGTTCCAGTATCAATCACTGTTAAGTGATATGTGGTACCAGCGGGGACTTTACCAGCCATCCACGTAGCATCAGCAGCAATATGCATACTCCCATCATAATATGATAAAAACCGTATCTTCTGATTAGTTCCATCGTAATGTGTGTCAATTAAATTAACTTTGGCACCATCCGCTTGATATCGTGGGACTGATAACCATGCGTATGGGGTTTCTGAACCCACACCCTGGGTTTTTATTTTGAAATCAGCCTCTATCCTACACCCATCTGGGTCATAAACTCCTAATGTATTATAGAATATGTTTGAAGGGTCATCCGAACCATTTCCTGTATGGTTTACACTATAGGTTCCTGATATTTTATCAGTTCCGGAAACTATACTGGTAGTCCCATGGAGATTCCACCATTGCCTGTAGGGGAATACTCTCCCCGCACCATACTGGGCATCCTCAAAATCATCATGAACCCTGTACACCATGAATGGGGCGGATTTATCCGTAGTTGCTGATGAATTCCCAAAATGGATTAATATGGGGGTATAATATGGGCTTGGAGCTATAGTATCCAAACTAACCTTAAATACAGCGTATGTACTCGCAACATACTCTGAACGATGGAAACAGAGGAATGTTTTACCATCGGGGTGTGTGAATCGAATATCTGTGAAATCCGTATTAATACCTGTTTCCCAAGGTACGGTTATAGTAACGACTAATTCTTTACTTACAACTCCGGGAGTCCCCCCAGCTAAATATGCTACACGCATGTAACTCCACCCTTGAAGCCACACGTTCCTAATCCGTACATCAGACAAATGCTTATAACGGAAGGGTAAATTTATATGGAATTTACCAGAGGTTCCACTATTGTCTACATGGTTTAATTCTGGGGAACCTCCACAATTAGCTAAATTGAAAACAACCTCCCGTGTTTCTTCTGTTGTGGAAATGTTTGATGAAACATACTCTGCAATTAATTCTTCTTTCCCAGAGTTAATTATTCCCCATAACTGTACAATAGTCCTGTATTGTCCTGGCGTTGAATCTGCCTTGGTTGTTAGTTTACATCGTGCGGATGACCACCTTACATTGTTTGATTCGAGTGGGTGGCAGGTGTTTTGGAAAGCACCAGTTCCATAACTCCCACTAGGTTTTTGGAATACTGCGAGTCCATCGTTAAGGGCATAAAAATTATTATATGGGGCATCCTGCTGTATTGCCCCCACCCCGTCTTTTTTAACACTTACGTATGTCATAATTTTCACCTTTTTTGAATGAATGCTCCAGGACTTCTGAATCCCATAGTCCCTAATGATGTTTGAGAATACATACTCCTTGAATTTGAGTTATCATAGCCTAGGAGTTGTCTTTTGATATTTAGAATGGCAGAGTTGAATCTTTTACTTGGAAGATTCAGGTCAATGGTTGTTTGAAATTCCTGAGATTCTAAATTGAATGAGTTATCCATACTCTTGATATTATGATACCCACTTAGGTATTGCTGTGGTAAATCCGTCACTAAATAATTCGAAGGGTTTAACAAAACAGTGCCCATAATATCTAAGCTGAATCCAACATAAGCGTAGGAGTTAGTTTCGATGTATTCCTTCGCATCCTTATCTGCATCAACTTGAGTATTTACATCACTTAAATCCTTATAATTCTGCCAAGGACCATAACGGAGATAACTATCCATGTTCATATATGATGAAGAACCAACAGCATCATTAGCTCCTTCTTTATAATGCCAATGTCTCAACGCCTTATTAGCAAATCCAGAGCTTCCTTTACCCACACTAGGCTTGTAAGTTATGTTGGATATTTTAAGGATGTTGAAACCCTGTTTGGCTTCTACTTCTCCAGGATTCCCATACAATTTCTCCATTACAAATACATCTTTACAACGTTCCTTACCATATTTAACATACCCTGCATACCCGCTTTCCTCACATACTTTACGAACAACCTCAATAGGGTAATTAGTCCCCATATCTAGGTGGAGTTGCATATTCGTTTCTTCAGCCATTAATCCAATATTATCCACATACAATACTCTGTCTTTGAGATTAGAACTATTCCATTCATTCAATTCATCTACAAATGACACTTTAGTGATATAATAATGGCTTGATGGGCAAATCTTATCAAATGCTTCTTTCAAATTAAATTTAAAAGCTACGGGAATTCCAGTATATTGTGGGGGGGAGTGTCCAATTACAGTGCCCTCAACACGTGAAGAATTGAAGGTTATGGTGTATTCCTGAGCGTCACTCGGTTGCTGCCCGTCTTTAAACATTTCAACAACAACATTTCCTCTAAGAGGATATACAGTTCCACTCCCCACTGCAAGATAATCAAACACCAGTAACGGGTTCTCCGCAGCATCTTTAGGATTCCCAATACTAGCCCACCATATAGAGTCACATGCTAAGCTCTGAACCTCACTACAAGTTTTAATCTTCACATCATTATAACTCAACATTAACGATGGAGCAGGGTTTCCAATATTCTTATCATGCTTTTTAGCATATCCAGAACATGCTATGGAATTATAATCCGAAACATCCCCCATATTCAATAAAAAGGCATAACTAGCCTTTACTTCAGTCATTATGGGATATTCATTATTCGCACACTGGAAGTCCAAGAATTGTAGGATATTGTTGAAATTATAGTGTGGGAAGACTGATTTTTCATCATCAGAGGGACCAATACCCAAAGAATAATTCATATAGGTGGGTTCACGGTACATGTCGATTAACCTATCCACAAAATCAAATGAAATCGTATTATTATCTGGATTTTGAGTGTAACCTAACAAATACCCTCCAAAATCTGGTTTGGCTTTCTTACGAGTCTCACCCACATAAAACGTAACCGAATCCATGAAGTCAAAAATCATCCTAGAATAAGGATTAGATTCTAAGAAGAAATCCTCTTTAAAGATAACATTCATCTTAGCAGTATTCAACTCAGCTATGTTATTCTTAGAATATGAGGCAGTCTTAGCCTCCAAACTCAATTCAGGATTAGTATCATCCGTTGAAAGCGTAATCACTTTCTTCACTATAAATGACTCAACCCATGTATCCCTACTAGTCCATTTAGCCTTCAAAGTATGGGTTCCTGACGATAAAGTGTGTTTACCGAAGTCCAACATCACTAGACGTAAAGCATCACTCCCACAATCCTTCTCATCCACATCAACAGAATCCAATTCCAGCGTTACTTTAGGATTATATATTTTAGGGTGTTTCACCACCCTCATATAAATCCTGTACTCTCCACTTTCAGGAAGTACAATATCTTTAGTTAAACTACCACTGGCAGTAGTATTCCAATTATGGAATCCTATAGCGTCAAATCCATAAATAGTCTTATAATCAACACCAGCCGAAGCAATGCAATCTTTACAGGGGATATAATTGATTAATGAATGGTCTGTTGCTTCTATCTCTGCTCGGAAGTAGGGTTCAGCGAAGTGTGTTACGGGGGCTTCGCCCCTTAATGTTGGAATAAAATTAGCATACATTTTTTACACCCCATGAACAATTCGTAATCTCTGGTCAACAGGGTTAAGCCATTCCATTGCCAAATTAGAGAATGAATTTAGATTGCTTGGGGGTTCCATTTGGTCATACACTCCAATCCCAGTTAATTCGGAAGCAGGTAAACTATTACTCTTTATAGTGGTTGGTTTGTTTTTAATCACCATCATCCCAAACCTATTGGAAGCATAGGGAGCCATTGTCCAAGGGGATGTTGTTGTTGCGTTAGGTTTTGGGGCTATTTGGAAGATATCCCCCGTTATTGTTGCACTCTGCGTTGTGGGTGTTAAAACTTTCATCGACACTTGTTCCGTTAAATCGTTTGTTAAAGTATACCAAAACGAATAACCCACTAATGATGTAGTTAATGTTATTGTAGAACTACTTGTGGATGCTAAGCTCACCCCAGCCCCATCCCGTTCATGTATTTGAAATACCACGGTTTTACCCGCAACACTACTTTTAAGGGCGGCGTTAACATTTAATATTAATCCCACACGACTCCCTGAAGGGAGGGGGGTATATGGGGTTTGCATTATCCCCTCCCCCGCCGATGCGTTGTTTGTTGTAAATTCAATAGCGTACCCCGTACCACCATAACCTGGAGTAACTCTTTGGATTGTACTTCCGGACGCACCCCAGCCTGTAAGGTCAGTTTCAAGCCCGTACTGGTTAGTAGTAAGTATATTATATACTGGGCTTATTAAACAATAAGGCTGGGTGAGCATGGGCACATCCACACCCCCGGCTAAACCATTCTGTAACGCCCCATCCCGATAATACATCGTTTTAGTGGAGAACCCAAGGTCATTATATGGGTGTTTAACATAAACAAATGGTTCGTTCCTCCGGATAGTCCATAGTGTCCTGTTTATTTGTAATTTCAAATATTCGGGAGTCTGGGCTAATAATTGGAGGTGTGTGATGGTTTCCCCTAATGTGAATGTGTTTATAGTATCATATTGGGTACCAGTCCATCCTTTCAAAACAACCCCTGTTGATGTGGGGGTTAAGCTAATTCTCCCGTTTTGGATAATGCAACCCCCAACAGCTAATCTTTCTTCCACACCGTAAGTTTGACGTGATGTGGATGTGGGGTTATTATTGTTCCACACTTCTGGGCTGTTTAAGTATAATTTACCCATATTAGTCGGGTCTGATTGGAGTAAAACATCATCTAATGTGTTGAATAATTTACATGACCCTCTACTTCCAGTAGGCGTTCCAGAAACATATCCTGTATCTGGCACTTTGGAAACTGGAATTTTAGATGGAGGATTTGTATCATAAATCTTAAGATTAGCCACATTCACTGTTCTTGAAGTAGCCTCATGACTATGATACACAAACCCAACCCGTAGGGCATTCATATTACTTAACCCACAAGCCCCTTCCCATATTTTAACATAAGAAGAACCATTATGGATGTATGCTACCATAAATCCATCAGCATCCAACGTCACTTTCCAATTCTGAACAGTAGCTGATGTGTTTGTTCTTGTTATTGGGTCTACAGGAGGTCTTGTAATTCGATAATCATGAGTAGAATTCCCACTATCATTAATGCAAAGCATAGCATCGTTCCATTCACTAGCTTGATTGAAATGATTGGGGCTAATCACAAAATGAAGATTATGCCCATCATGATAAGGAACCGTACTCGTTGCAGGAACTTCCAAGTCAAATTCGGCTGTGAATGGGGCTTGGAATTGCGCTTTAGTCATAATAGCCCTAGAACCCCAGGAAGGAGCACCAGATATAATAGTAGTCCTATTCCCAGACATAGCAAGTTTACCACCAGACACAGTGGTAGAACCTCCAGTCATGTTCCAAGCACCATAATCCTCCCAAATAGTTGTGGTGTTTAAACTATCAAATGTTTCTTCAAATAACACTCTTTGAGTAGTCCAATCGTACTCGAAGTCATAATCTGTAGTAGCAACCGCACTATTAACAAAATCCATTTCTAAATAAGCATTCTGATTATTAGTTATTAATTCAATAGTTAATGTGGCTTTAGCACGTGTAATGTTAATATACTCAACATCAACATCCCGTATGAGATAATAACCCCTATGAGGCAATCCCTTACCAGTCAAAACACCAGTGGAAGCATCAATCCACACAGGACCCCAATCCTTAGAATTAGAACCACGGATAGTTATATCCCCACTAGTTTCACTCTTCCCACGTGTAATAAGCCCACGTAACATCCAGCATTGCCATGCGTCAGCGACGATGGTGAATTTCTCAACACCATCGACACCATAATCATTAGATTCCTCTAAATAGAACCCCCCACTAAACGTGAGAGGCCCTATAATACAATCATTTGTCATTCACTTTCCTCCTATACGTACAAACCATCAGCAACTTCATTCAAAGAGTCATTAACAGCACCTTTAATTTCACGGAGCAGTTTAACTCTATCATACACATCACCAATGTTAATCACCAAAGAAATAATTTTAGAACTATTCGAAGTGTTCCCAGGCATAAATCCAGCCCCACGCTGAGCAGGCCCTGTCCAAGTACCCCTATGCTGAAATGCAGTCGTATCAAAGGTTTTTGAACCAACTGTTGCCCATGTGTGTGGGATTGAACCCCAGAAACCGTTAGTGAGTCCAGCGTTAAGTCCCATTGACTGTGCAAGAGCCACAATCAGTTGCGCCCCATCATAGCAATTACATGAACGGGAGGAAAGAACCTCCGCATTGGACTTCCCATCGCCAAAGTAGAATGAATATCCAATCCCACTCATCATAGCTCCAGCTAACTTCTCGAATAACCCCATTCCACCATTTTTAAGAGTTTCCAGACTGAAAGTGGTTCCGAATACAGTCATTTGCCAGTTCATTATAGCATCAAGAGCCTGACTAGTCCAGCCCGACATCCCATCCCAACCAGCACTGCATTTCTCAGGGTCATTGCATGAGAATAACTTCTGTAAACTCTTATCAACAGGTAAATTCTCACTCCTTCCAGCAGTAGGTATAACTCCACCCATTAATGCGTTCGTAGAGTCTGCAACTGTCTTCCCGATTCCACCTAAAAACCCAGCACCCTTTTTACCAGGGATTGTGACATCAGGTCCTACACCGGGGAATCCTGCACCAGGGATTCCGGCTCCTAATAGCGTAGAAGCTCTACTCCCAATATTACTAACTACACTACTAGCTCTACTACCTCCCGCTCCTCCAGGATTCCTAATGAAATTCCAAAAGGAGGATAGATTATTCCATAGTTGAGAAATAGGTCCCCACACCCCATCACGGATGGAATTTGAAGCACTTATAAGGCTAGCTTTCGCAGCATTCCAGGCATTAACTATTTGATTAACATGGTATGAAACATTAGCTACTAAGGGTCCAAGCCAACCATTCCAGGCAGCTTGAATTAACACTCCCAATGATATTGCATAATTCCATAATAATAGCAATGCATTGTAAAAGGGCATTACGATAGAATTATAGAACCAGTCCCATCCCTTGTTAAGTTCAGCCCATAACCATTGGATAAACAATATTATGGGCATTATAAGGGTTGAGCATGTGGCATAAATGTTTTCCCATATTTGTGTCCAGAGGCTATCTAATTCCCGTAAAGCTGGGAATAATCCAGGACTATTACCTGTAATCCAGTGCCATAATAGAATTATGAAATCAGTGATTTGGATAACTTTATCCGCACCGGCTATATCGAACTGTAATGGTTTTGATATTGTCTCCGCTATGTCCCCATACCATTTACCAAAATTGGTTAAAGCATCTTGGAAATAATCTCCAACGGGGTTCTCACCACTACCTGGGTTCAAAGCCTTTCCCAATCCAAACCATAACTGGTCTCCAAAGCCTTCGGCTTCAGCCCAATCGTAATCCCAATTAGCTTGTCCTTCACCACCCCATTTACGTTCACCAGGTTTACGGTCACGGTATTCTACAGCTAAGTCTGATTTTGCCTTCGTATCAGCATCTAACTCCCCTTTATTAACAGCAGTTATTTGCTCAGCAGCCTCGTCCGGACTTAACAGTCCTTCTCGTTGTTTCCATAATATAATCTGCTTTTGTAATTCTTTACGAGCAGCCACATTCTGTTCTATAGAAAGTGTTACGCCATCTAATGACTTTTTAAGAACATCATTAGCATAGGCTTGATTTGATTCAGCAGTATTCAATCCGTTTTGGGCTTCTTTAAGCTCGTTTACTTTATTCTTATACGCCTCAGTTCCGGGTGTTAATTGAGCTAATTCGGTTTTTAAAGTCGCAACTAATTTTTTAGCATCATCATATTCTGCATTGGCTTCACTGATTTTTTGATTTAACTGACCCTGCTGTTCTCTGGCTTTTTCTAATTCTGTTGTGAACCATCCCAGTTCAGTCCCTGCCCAGATTATACCTCCAGCTAACAATGCAAAGGCAGCTACCCATCCAATTATTGGGATTCCAAGCATCGTGGTTCCCAGAACACCCATGGCTCCAGACAATAATCCAGTTGCAGCCGCGGCGGCAACCATGGTTGGAATGAATGCTACAAACAATCCCAGCATTAATGCGATTATTCCAGCAACAATAGCTAATTGTGGGCCTTTACCTAAAGACTCCCACCATTCCCTCAATCCAGTTGTAAGTCCTGCAAAGCCTAAAGCCAATGAACTTATGGCTGGGAGCATTACATCTCCAATCAATACTAAGAACTCACCAACAGTGTTTCCTGCTACTTGTAATGCATCATCTAAGGTTTGTATTTTAGAAGTAAACGTATCCCAGTGTTTAGCATACCCTATTTTCTCCAGAGCAGCCATCATGGAAACTTTATCATTAACATTACCAGTCCAACCAGCTTTAACAAGGTCTTTTTGACCCACACCAGTTTCACGGGATAATCTGATAAATTCTCCTTCTACTACTTCTCTTATAGCTAATTGTGCGTCTTGAGGAGTACGCCCTCCACGTAGAAATTGCGTATATACCATTGCAGCGGGTTTCGTCATTGCAGCCGTTTCTTCTGGATTCAAGTTTTGCATGGCTGCAACGTTAGCTAAGATTGCCCCTACTTGGTATTTATTCACTTTAGGCCATTGTTTATTCATTGATTCCAATGCGTCGGTAACTATTTGAATTTGACTAGCGCCCCAACCCATCTGCCTGAATAAACCTTCCATTTCTTGCTTTGCCATCATTGAGCCAGTTGCAGCTTGGGTGAATGCTGTTAAAGCATTAAATCCAAATACACCCATCATCACCCCACCAGCTATTTCTAGCATGAAACTAGCACGGTGGAGTAATCTAAATGCACTAGTACCCTTATTAGCTCCGGCTTCAGCCTTACCCATACTGGTGTTGACTCTATCCCCGAACTCAGCAGCTTTCAAACCAGTTTCATCCATCGAACTTCGCATGGATGTCATAGCTGTACGAGTGGATTGGTCTAAATAATTATTAGCATTGTAAATGTGGGCATATTTATTGGTAACATCAGCGTCTAAGTTGTTTAAAGCATACCTAACTGATTCAATGTCTCTTAAATAATTCTTACCAAAATCAGAGTCCTGTGAACTTTTAACAGGTTTTATTAATGTTTCATTAAGTTCAACCCTGGCTCTTTTTAATTTATAAAGCTCATCAAGTTCTTGTTTATAATTGGTACTAGCCATCAATCGTTCATTAAGTCGAATACCTTCCCGTATCAACTCATTTGTATCTTTCTGTGCCTTTCCAACCAATGATTGTGTTGACACCCCGAAATCACTAGCACTATACCTTATAGGGGTTGTTTTCCCAATCCCAGTTATTTGATTGAATAAATCCCCATAACGTCCAGATAAACCTTTTAAACTCTTATCTAAATTCTTAATTCCATAACTAACACTAGCAGTGTGATTATTCCATGCCTTATCCTTCTCAGCCATTTCTTTCATGAAATCAGCATGAGATGAGGATTGCACTTCTTTCAATTTCCTAGTAGACTCTGCCACCTTATCTGTTTGCGTGGCAATATCCTTAGTCTTCTTAGAAACAACATCTAATCCCCCACCAGTATTCTTGGCAAAAGATTCAATACTATGCCATCCTGTAGCTATTTTCTTTAACTCTTTATCCCACTGTCTATCAAATTGGTTTGTATCTAACAGTAACCTTGCTTTTACACTTCCACCATCCGCTGACATATTAATACACCTCCCTTAACTCTCTAGCTAAAATTCCTTCCATATCTGGCGTTGCTAACTCTAATCCTAATGACATGTATTTCATAACAGGAGTTTTACCACTTTTACGGATGGGGTGGTTTAAATCCACCTCATGCTGGAACTCAGCATAATCATACCCATCAGGGTCTTTAGCACTATACCATAAGTCTACAACTTTGAAACGGGGATTCAACCCATAAAATTCATTATAACTAAAACCACGCCCTCTTGGCCCCCCATGTTGCACTGAAAATGATGTTCCCTCCAATAAACCAAAACGAAAAGGTACAAATGGAAATGTAACCTCTTCAACATGATAAGCAAAATCCCTTAATCCAGCCACACCCACACGCCGCTTACCCATATCCTGGGCTTGTTTGAACTTAAATGTAGCGTCGTCACCATCTAATAATAATAACAGAGTCATTACAAAAACTCCTTTAAAAAAAAAAGATGTTCAATCGTCAGAGTCTC